ACTAGGGATTCTGGATAATTCGTCTGAAGCTATGGAGGAGTGGAGATTAACCAACGGTGCGAGACTGGTTGCTCGAGGTGTTGGCTCAGCCCCTACGGGAATCAATCCGATTTCACTGCTGGTGTGCGATGATCCCATCAAGGACCGAGCGCAAGCGGAGTCAGCCATCGAGCGAGGAAACATCTGGGACTGGTGGCAGGGGTCCATCGTTCAGCGATTTTATCCAAGGACCAAAGCATTCGTCATCGCGACCAGGTGGCATCACGACGACTTAATCGGACGGCTGCAGGACCAGGCGGACAGCAGTTGGACATTCATAAACCTGCCAGCAATCGCCGAGGAAAACGACGCGCTCGGTCGACAGCCTGGCGAGGCACTATGGCAGGAAGTAAAGCCGCTGTCATTCCTCGAGCAGGTCCGCCAGCAGATGGGCGAATACAATTTTCAGGCGCTATTTCAGGGACGTCCGAGCATCAGGGAAGGCGCCATTTTCAAGGTAGACCGATTCGCGTACATCGACTCAAGCGAGCTGCCGCCGATGGTCGAGCTGGTCAGGAAATGGGACGTCGCAGCCAGTAGTGGTAAGGGCGACTGGACAGCTGGTGTGAAACTCGGCAAGGATCAGGCTGGTCGCATCTACATTCTCGATGTCATTCGGGGACAGTGGGCGTCTGACCAGAGGAACGCAGTGATGCAGCAGGTGGCGCAGGCAGACGGTCAACAGGTCCGCATCGTCGTTCCTGAGGATCCAGGCAGCGCAGGTAAGGACGCAGCGCTACAATTCATCAGATTATTCAACGGATACAATATAAAAGCAGTCAGGGAAACAGGGTCGAAAGAGCTTCGCGCCGATGGTCTGGCATCACAGGTGAACGCAGGGAATGTGGCACTGGTGCGAGGACCATGGAACGCGGCATTCGTCGATGAGCTGCGGCAGTTTCCGACTGGCAAAAACGACGACCAGGTCGATGCGGCAGCAGGTGCTTATAATGAATTATTCAAAACGAAAAATGTCTGGGATTGGTAACAAATGAAGATTTTCGGCATAGAAATTCGAGCTGCTCGACCACGACCACAGAACAAAAACTTTGAGTTCGTCGGCGACAAATACGTCGGTCCATCGTCTATGCTCGGCGGCTACCTGCGCTACGGAGCCACAGACAGAGACTGGCGCAGCGAAGCAGGGACGATTGAGTCGAACAGCACTGTCGCCATCGCTATCGCTAAAATTGCACAGAAAGTCGCGCAGCCGAAACTCGAGCTGAAAACAGTTCAACCAGACGGCGCGGTCGTCTACTCGCCAGACTATCGAATTTTCGCATGGACGAACCCGATGCCAGGGCTGGATCAGCATACACTGATGAAAGCGATTTCCTGCAGCCTGAAGGTTTACGGAAACGCATACCTGCTCAAGCGCCGAAATAAGACTGGTCTGATGATCGGACTCGCACCATTGATGCCATTTCAGGTGCAGCCGAAGTCGGACACGCATGTCGACGGGACGCCGAACAACGGGAACGAACTGATAACCAGAGACCAGATTTTCCCATACGGCGGAGGGCAGCAGTTCAGCGTCGCGCCGTCGGAAATCATTCATTTCCGCGATGGCATGGTCGACACCAACAACCCAGCGCTGGGAATGTCGGCGCTCATGGCATGTCTGCGGCAGGTCGTCAGCGATAACGAGGCGGCGAATTATGCAGCCACGCTGATGACGAACATGGGTATCCCTGGCGTGATTTTCAGCCCGAAAGATTCCAACGCGCTCGAGCCGTCCACCGAGCAGCGAAAGAGCATGCGGGACCGATGGCAGTCATTCACGCGGGACCGACGAGGACAGGCAAGGGACCTGCCAGGCGCGTTTGAAATCACCAGAGTCGCCATGTCGCCGACAGACATCAAAGCCATCGAGCAGAAGGTTCACGGCATGACGGAAATTCTGGCTGCACTCGGCGTCGATCCGATGATTCTCGGGCTGCCATCCGATAGTAAAACGTACAACAACATGGCGGAGGCGCGCGAGGCATTCATCGAGGACACCATTTTGCCGCTACTCTCGATTATTTCCAGCACACTCGACAAGGCGTTTTTCGAGGAGGGTGTCGCATTCAGCGACAACCAAATGCTGGCGTTTAACTATTCCTGCTATCGCGAGCTGGATGAGGACGTCACGGCAAAATACGACCGAGCAGAAAAGGCATTCAAGGCTGGCGCATCAACTCGAGGCGAGTTTAGAAAGGCGCTCGGGTTTATCACCGACCTGGACGACGGTCGCACATGGTTCGACATGTCTGCACTTATGGCGCCGATTCCTGCGACACGGTCCGCCAGGTACACAGCTGCGCAGCTGCGCGCACTCGAGAATGTTCAACTGAAATCCGATGTGTAAAACAAGCCGCCACAGTGTCAGCCATTTAGGGTCGCACTACGACCAGCTGGCGACACGGGTGCTGGTCTACACTCCGAAGCCAGTTCAAATCAGGGCGCTGCCATCGGCATTCAATCAGCCAGGAAATCGAAGCCATCAGGCATGGTTCGAGGACATGCTCAATTTCAACTGGAACGCATCCAAACGAGCGACCAGCAGACTGGTCAATGGCGCCATTGATGAGACGCAGTGGGCGGACGCATTTTTCGACGCAATCCTGCAGGCGAACGCGAACGCGCACTGGATAGGTCGAGACCAGGTGTCGACAGCACTGTTCACAGAATTCGGAACCGAGGATATCCTGGCTGGTCAATCCATCGCCGACGTTGATGCCGACTACTTGCAGGGATTCATCGACGACATTCTCGATGGCAGATACGATGACGAATTCGGCGAGCTGCGCGAGGACCTGATTTTGCAGCGCCAGCGTCTATACATGGGTAAAGCCAGAGGCATCGCGGGTCAGGCAGCAGTCGACAATCTGCCGATAGAAACTGAAATCACATGGGTTCTCGGAGCTGTGGAAATTCACTGTCAGGATTGTCCTGCGCTGGCAGGAATGTCGCCGTTTTTCCCAGACGACCTGTTCACAACGCCAGGCGCATGCTCGACACCATGTCTGGGGAATTGTAAGTGTCATCTGGAATTCGAGGTTAACGGCGAGACGGTATCATCAATTAAGCCAGTAACGCTCGAGGTCTAATATGCCAGAAATTTTCTATCCGCCAAAAGCCGTACAAAATGCATGCAAGAAAGGTCTGCAGTTATTCGAGGAAGGGCTGGGCGGGGATGGTCTGGAGCCTGCGACCATTAAAGAGGCGCGCTCGATGGCAGCTGGCGAGCAGCAGACCGAAAACAAGATTCGCAAGGGCTACCGATGGTGGGCGCGGAATGAACGATTCCTCGATGAACCTGAGGACTCGCCAGCGTATGTGGCTGCACTGCTGTGGGGCGGCAAGACGGCAAAGGCATGGTTTACAGATGCCTATAATTACATTATCGATCAGGAGCAAAACAGGCAGATGAACATGACAAAAATTCAGCACCGACAATTCGACCTACGCATGGACGACGCGGTCGAAAGTAAAGGAGGACTCAAGGGGACTGCGCTTGCATACGGGAAAATGGATTCCTACATGACAGTTTTCGCGCCAGGGTCCGCCACAGCTGCACTGCCAGATTTCGTCGCGAACGGTTCATTCTTGGCGGCACACGATGCCGACGACCTGGCGATCGGCTACATTCGGTCAGCCGTAGACACTGGTGCAGGCGTCGAGGTCGAGGTCGACTATCACACGACAGGTGATGCGCAGGACGCCAGAACAGTCGCCATGGAAAGACTGGCTGCAGGTAAACGAGTCGGTCTGTCCATCGGGTTCAACATCGGCGACTACGTCGAGCTGCAGAATGGCGACGCACTGCTGGAAATGGCGGCGACTATGAACATGGACTTGAATGCGTTCGATGTCGAGTCAATCAGAAAATGCCAGCGTGAATGCTATCTGATTACACGAATTGCAAAAATTTTTGAAGTGTCGCAGGTGAATTTTCCTGCGGTTCCCGAATCGGAGGCGACAGCCGTCCGACAAGATTTTGGATCTACTCCTGCTGGCAGGTCCATGGCTGATGAAATCGATTTTGCTCGTGATGCAGTCGATGCAGCAACAAAGCGAGCGACCGAAGTTTTCGAGCTGCGGTCGAGCGAAAACAAAACACTCGGCAAAACATCCATCGAGAAATTGCAAGGTTTACGCGACGCACTCGACCAGCTGATTTCAGCTGCGTCCGCGCCGTCAGCCATGGAACGACAGGCGGAAAAGTTTGCCAAATTGAGGTTAATAAAATGAAATCAGTAAACGAGCTAAATCAACAACTCGCGAACGCTGTCGCATTTTTGGACGAAACCCGAGCTAAATACGAAGGCAAGGCAACCATGCCAGCTGATGTAGAGGCGCGATTCGACCAAGCAGCAAACGACATGCTCGACGCGAAAAAGGAATTGGAACTCCGAGCAGAACTCGAGTCCGCACGGTCATTCATGATGCAGCCAGCAAACGGTCCTGCAGTCATGGGCGCCAAGACATCCAACGATGTCGAGGACGCAAACGTTCGCGCATGGCGACAGTATCTGCGAGGCGACAGCAGCCAAGTCCAAAACATCCGAGCGCAGCAACAGGTAAACCCGAACACTGCAGGTGGATTTTTGGTCCCGACTGTAATCCTCAACGAGATTATCAAGCCAGTCGACGATCCGATTTTCATGCGACAAATCTGCCGCGTGAACACCATTCGAGGCAACGTATCTGTCCCACGGCAAACCAACCGAGCCACATCATACTGGCAAGGCGAAGCAGAAACTGCGATTTTGACCAACGTGACCACAGGTCAGCGCGAATTCAAGCCGCACCGAGTGACTGTAAAGACTTCCAACAGCCGACTGCTCATCGAGCAATCGGTCATTGATGTCGAGCAGTGGCTGGCTGAGGAATTGGATTACAGCGTTCGACTCAAGGAGGAAGCTGCAGCAATGACAGGAAATGGCACTGGTCAATGGCTAGGAATTTTCACTGCATCGGCAGACGGCATCTCGACTGCTCGAGACATCGAGACTGCAGGTTCAGGAACGATTGCAGCAGACGACATTCTCTCGACAATGATGAACGTGAAAGCGACCATCAGAAATCGAGGTTCATGGGTCGGATCGAGGCAGTTCGTGACCACGGTCATGAAACTCAAGGACAGCGCAAACCAGTATATTTTCACCGAATCTGCTGGCATTGGCAACGTTCTCGCCGTCGGTACTCCGATGACATTGAAGGGTCGACCATTGTACGAATCGGAAAGCGCACCAACAGTGTTCACTGCTGGCAACTATCCTGTCGTTTTCGGCGACTTCCAATACTATCACATTTACGACTTCCTCAATCTTGCTGTGCAAGTATTGGTCGAAGATCCGTACGCATCCGCTGGCGAGTATGGCTACGTCATGCATAAATTCAGCGATGGTGCGCCAGTTCTCGAGGAGGCATTCTCACGACTCAAGGTGAAAGCATAATGGCTACTTTTAACGCGTTCAACATCGTCACAGTTTTTCCTGATGCTACTGCAGCAACTACGAAAAACCTGGCTGCAGGTACGACTGACGTCAACTCCAGCAGCATCGACTGTCTGGCTGACAGCGCGCTCAACGTCGTCATCGACATGGGCGCCATCACTGCGACGGGCACTGGGACATTCCAGCTGCAGCGCAGCGACAACAACACCAGCTGGACCAACATCACTGGTGCAAAATACGACTACACCGATGCTGATACTAACAAGACCATCACCATCTGTCTGTCGGAATTGACGAACAGATACATCCGAGTCGCCATCGACCGAAACACTGCGAATGCTGTCATCAGCGGCATCAAGGCGTACGCTCGACCACGCGCACTCCCAGTGACTCAGGTGACAACTGCGAATCAAAACGCGGCAAACCCTGTCGTCGTCGCTGGTTCATATCTCTAACATCTGACAATGGCTTACATCTCATACACCGACTTGGCGACTTATCTATACGATAAGGGATTCGTAACTGCTGAAGTGTCCGACGCGGACGCGCAGCGGCTACTGGGTTCAGCCATCGGTGAATGGGAAGGGCTGGTCGGAGTGAAGCCATTTCTCGCGGTTTCATCGACGAAAGTTTTTGATCCGCGAGATATTCAAGCGGATAGGCGCGGCTGGGTCCTGGACTTAGCCGTACCTGTTTCCGCCGCGCCGACGCTGGTGAAATCTGGTGTCAGCACAAACGTCGCAGGCACGACATTGGTGCAGTGGGACGACTGGCAGCTGCCAGACTATACAGCGCCATATACGCAGCTTATTTTCAGGACCAAACCATACATCAGGCTGGAAATTACAGCGGCATGGGGATACACAGACGCGAACGGCATTGATGATCAGGTGAACGACGCCATCTACTGCCTGGCGTCCGCCAGAGCTATCGAGGAAAGCCGAGGTCGAGACGGCATCATCAGTCGTCTGAAAACAGGATTGATTGAAATTTCGACTCCAGATAATCCAGTGAAAGAGCTGCGGAAACGAGCTGCCGAAATTGCTCGAGGGTATTGGATTTCGTGAGTGTCCCATTTAAGCCACACCAGTTTCGAGTGTTCGCAGTTTCCGCAAGGTTGGGGGCGAACAATGTGGTCGAAAGATTCGCTCCAGATACTCCAGGCATCTACATTTCAGGCTGCGCACAGCAGATGTCGCCGAACGCTGCATACGATATTTTTGCTCGAGATGTGACCAACGGATTCGCATTTTACGTCGACGTGACAGACCTGAATCGGTCGACATTCAAGGTCGGCGGAACCATCGAATGGGTCGGCGATTTGTACGCCATCGAGAAGGTTCAGACGAATGAGCAGGGTCTGGCGACAGACCACATCGCAGTCTACGCGGTCGGAGTGAAACACTGATGCACTACACAGACATTTTCAATGCCATCGCAGGTCACATAAAAACTGCCTGGGACGTCGAGTCGACATCGCCAGGTCGAGCTGCCAAGCCGCTGCCACAGCTGCCGCGAGCGGTGATAACACTCGAGAGCTGTGACCGAGCTGTAGCTGGTCGGTCGGTCGAGCAGCAGTGGACATGGACGATTGCAGGCGAGTTTGCACTGCCAGTGGGCAGCACCGATGCACAGAAACTCATGGCGGAAAAAGCCGAGGCGCTCATCGACCTGCTGACACCATTTTCTGAAAGTTCAGGATCCATTCCAACATCGCCAGCCGCATTCGGTGGCGTTGGTTA